TAGATGATAGACTATCTTTTAATTCAGTTAGATTGGTTGGTATTGATAGTCCAGTAAGGTTGTTGAAACCCTCTGCAGCCGCTGTAAGTCCTTTTCCTACTGCATCCTTTACTTCTGTAAGATTGGTAGGAACTGTAAGTCCAGTTAGTTCTTCAAACTTTGCAACACCTAGATTAGTTAGTTCTTTTGCTTTGTCAAATCCAGCAGATGCGGCGTTCTTTAATCCATCTACAGTTTTTACTGCAAAGTCACCAATTGTGTCAAATCCTTTGGATATAGATTCTTGAGATACAAGTCCGAATGTCAATCCAGATAGAGTACCAGCAAAACCTTCTTTTACTGCCGCACCCACTTTACCAGATTTCTTGAATTCTTCAATACCAGCAGAGATACCATCAAACAATCCCATACCAGCGGTTACTGCAAGTCCAATAGGCCCTGCAAACCTTAATGCTCCAGTTGCGGCCTTTAACCCACCTTTTAGTAATCCGCCCCCGGCCTTTGCTGTAGTTGCAACACTCTTACCAACCGAGGCAAGACCTGTTCCAGCCTTGCTTACTAAACTTTTTGCAAATGCAGGCAATTTACCCATTGCTTTTGGAAGTCCTTTAAGTCCTCGCCTAAAACTTCTGCCGAGCCTTCCAAGTCTACGTCCTAAACCTAAGAGAAGTGTTTTTCCTAGTGTTACGATTGCAGTAACAACAGACTTTATTGCAACCCCAAATCCTGTAAGAATTTTGCCTGGCAATGCATGAAGTGACGCTGCAAAAGTACCAAGTCCACCAGTTAGTGCAGACAACCAAGATGGTTTATCATCTTTACCTTCTCCACCAACATCAATACCATTTACGGCTTTTATGATACCTTGAGTTTCTTCTTTCCTGGCCCGAGCATTTTCACGCCGTGCCTCGACTGCGGCCGCATCATTGAGACCACCAGTATCACCCTCTTTAGCAGAACCGCCTTCTTTGATTTTAAAGTCATCAGCAACATATCCTAATGCCTTTGCAACATCCAAAAGTTTTTCTGCATTTGCCTGTTCTGCCTTTAGTAGTTCTTGTTTTTTTCTTTGTTGAGCAACATCTTCTGCACTAATGCCAAGTTGTTTCGCTATGAGAGCATCTTCTTTTGCAAGTCTACGTTTTTCTAAAACTGCATTGAGGGCAGAACCAGCAAGTGCTTTACCAATACCAGATATTGCACCAAATACCGGCATGGACTCCAATTGCCCCATGAAGGCATTTAATCCCTCAGCCGACTTTTTGGCGTTTTCTTTAACAGCATCACCAATATTCTTACCAACTTGACTATTCATTGCAAGAGCATCAGATGCTTTTGCCATTCGCTTGTTGGTTTCTTTTAGTTCTTTAACGGTGTCTAGTAGACCCTCATTTACAGTTTTATCTGCCATTTTCTTTTACTTCTTTTTATCTACATATGCGTTTGCACCAAAATAGGCGGCCACAAGAGCTGAGATGGCAACAAAATATGTTGGAGCAATATCACCTATAATTTTTGCAGTGTTTTCGTATCCTAACACTGATGTAATTAAGATGCCTGCTGGATATAACAACATACCCATCAATGCGAACCATGTCATCTTTCTCATAGCATCCCTACGAGCGTCTGCATCTTCTAGTTCTTTACGTTTAAATTCCAAATTCATCTCCATTTCTTCATGCGAAATGTGTCCATCACCATTACTATCAATTTTTTCTACGACCTCTGGATCGACTGTTACTGTTTTCTTCTCTGCCAACATCTCTCTCCTTTATAGTATTTATTGGTTATTCATCATCTCTTGCCTTCTTTTCATGTTTTCATCTTCAATATATTGCACCAAAAGAGCAACGTATATCTCCCTCTCCCACGGCAACATATTTTCAATTTCTGTCAAGGAATACTTGTGATGCTGCATTAACCCAAAATTCAATCTAAAGTAATTTTCTAGACTATTGTGAGAGAGGGCTATTAAAAAAAAGAATTCATTCCTTCTAGTACAACTTCACCTTCAACCCCTGTTTTGGGGTTCTTAACCTTGACGGGCAACTTCACTTTAGGCATAGTATTAAAGAACTCTTGAACCAGTTCAAACTGATCGTGTGTCATATTTTCCAAAAATTCCGTTAATTCTTGGTCTTCCATATCGTTCTTTTCATGTACATTTTCTGTATCATAAATTTGTCTTACACAGCTTTTCATAATATTAAATGCTTCTTCACCACCATCTTTAGAAGTAAAATTTACAGAATCAATTCTAGGGTAATCAAAAATAATTCCAATTCCATCAGTCAGTTTGATATTATTAGAATGTCCTACTTCTTTAACACATTTGATATCATCTAGATTAATATTCACTGGAACTTGTGTTACTCCATCATCTGGAGCAGTAACATTTATTTCAACCTGAGATCCAATTGATTTAGACCTTAGTTTGATAAAGACATATTCTAAATCAAACATTGGAAGGCTCTTTACTTGCAGTTTATTAAACGTGCAGTTATCTATAATTTGCTCTACTGCACGAAGAACATCAGATGTTTCTCCTGTGCTTTGTGCAGTCAACAAAATCTTTTCCTCTTTTACGAGGAAGGGCCTGTATTCAACTGATTCACCAGATGAAGGAAGCGTCAATTCAAATTTCGCCGAGGCGAGTTGTGGTAATGCCATACTATTTTCTCCTATTGCATTATTAAATTAAATGAGGTTATTACCCCCAAATGGATCGCTTGCTGATTGCAGTGGGCCATCAGGTGATACGTTTCTCCCTCTTTGTCTTGTCAATGAAAGCTCTACTTGTGGTGTATACTTCTCATTCACCACTCTTCCAAATCCATCTAAGTGCATATGTTCTTTAAATACAAACTCGATGCTGATTTGTCCTACATCACCAGTTTCTTGTGCGTACTCAATTGCACCTACTGTTTTGGGATAACAGTCTAGTAACTTTATTCCAGCAGTTCTTTGATTATTTTTGTCTAACTGAAAAATATCTATATTTCTTTTATAGTTGTCATAATACTCTAGATTGTATGAATCTGGTTTAATAATCATATCTATCCAGTTCATAAAGAATGTTCTTTCAAAGTGTGTTGCACCCAGATAGAAATTCATAGAAATAGTTTCTGCATATGTCAAACCCTGAGCCATTTCATAAGTTGGGCCATAAACATTTTCGTTTGCTGTAGTTCTCAAATTTTTGCCTGGCAATGTTACACTTACAACTTTAAATGATACGAATCTGTCATCTGCAATATTCTGGTTTGCCTCAAACGGCGAGATAATCATTACCTCAAACCTGTTTAAAAATGCAGGCCCACCCTTATCGTAGAACTTGGAAATGAATTCTTGTAATGCCATTATGGTCTCCTAGGCTGATTAATAATTCGTCTAGAATCAGCATATACTTGTGTTTCTCTTGCTCTTACAAATCTTTGTACTGGTAGTAGAACTGCAACCATCATTTCTTCAGCGTCAATTCTACGAAATGTTCCTGTAACATGATCTGCAAGATATCTCTTTACTACTGGCTTCACCATAGGATTTCTTTTAATACGATTCCATGTCAAACGAATTCTTGTTGTCTCATCCATCCTATCATTTGTTGCATACTCTTGTATTATATTTAACAGTTTTAGTCTCATAGGAATTGACAAGTAATGAAAGTTTAATCCAAGAAACCCATCCCTATATTCTTCAATAGGTAATACGAGAGGAAACCTATCATAGTATGGTAATACGTTTAAATTATTCTTATACTTTGGGTCATACATGAAAAAGTTCATAGTACCAAAAGTTGGACGGCCAGTTACATACCCTTCACGAACAAGTGTCGCAGAGGGAACATCGCCCAACTGTCTCACTTTATCACGAAACCAGCGAACACTGCGTTCTTTGCCGCCTGTCTTTTCTAGTATGCCTTCAATTATCTCTGCCATACTTGTATTTATACGTTATCCCAGATGATCTTCTGTAAGAATTTTAAATTCCATGTTCCTATCATTACAGAACTCTATTGCCGCTTCCCATTTTGCTTTGTTCACGCCCCATGTACGAACTTCTTGAACAAATCGTGGTGTCTTGCGTTGGGGTTGTTTTGGAGGGCCACATTGTGCTTTTGGTTTTACCTCAATTAGTAGTTTTTTAATCAAGCCATCCTTCTGTCTAACTTTAACGTAGAAATCAGGGAAGTAACGATGGCGTCTACCATCAAGGGGAGATACATAGGGTATAATAATCTCTTCACTGCCCCATTCTAGGATAGCATCATTTCTGTCACAATAAACCATGAATTTACGTTCCCAGAGACTCCTATAAATAATATTAGAAGGGTCTCCTTTGTATTTTCGTGGTTTTGATGGAATATATCTTCCTCTGTATGCCATGGCGATATAAATACTTTCACAATGTATAGGACTATTTAGATGTCAGTATTATCAACAATCAGAAGAACAAATTCTTACAGTTCAACTAGCAATATGTTAAGTTATCCAGAGTCATTAGGAACTATGGACAGACACAAACATTATGTTATGTTTTACATAAATCAGTCAGCGAAATCAAAGATTAACTTTGGTTCTGGTGCATATGATACTAGTCCAAACCCACCTGGCTCGGTTCGTCCAGAGGCAACAACGCTATCTATAAAAAGAGCTCCTACCAAAAGATTATCACAGGCAATCGCACTCTATATGCCTGCAAAACTAGCAGTATCACATTCAGCAAATTATGGAGAACAAGAAATGGGTGTTGCCGTTGCTGGGGCAGTGAGCGCTTTAAAAACTTTGTCCAGCGGTGCAGACTTTGGAGAACTTGCAAAAACAATTGGTAAAAAAGCAGTGGCAGGCGCTGTTGACCAAGGAAAACAGGGAATGATGAAGGCATTAGACGCAACTATTGCTCCTGGCGCCAAAGCGGCAATTGAAATATCACAAGGTAAAATTCAAAACAATAGAACAGAAATGGCGTTTGAGGGTATCGGACGTAGAGAGTTTTCTTTTGAATTTAGACTTTTACCAAACAATGCAAAAGAGGCAGAGACAATTGAAAGAATTGTAACTCAATTTAGATATCATGCAATGCCAGAAATTGATGGTAGTGACTTGGCTGGTAGAACAATGATTGCACCATCAACCTTTGACATAGAATACTTTCCAAATACACATCTTCATAGAATATCTACCTCTGTTTTACAAAGCGTTCAAGTAAATTATGGTGGAGATCGTCCACAGTTCTTTGACGATGATCACCCTGTAGAAACTCAACTTACACTAGGATTTAAAGAACTGGAAATTATTACAAAAGAACGTATTCAGGCAGGATTTTAATTATGGCTTATTTTTCTTATTTTCCTAAAGTACAATATGATGTTCGTGGCACTGGTAATGTTACAGTGATGACTAACCTTACTAAAAGGGTTAGACTTAGAGATTATGCTAGATTGAACTCTGTGAACTATGATTTTTACGATGTAAAGGCTGGTGAAACCCCAGAATATATTGCAAACGAATTTTATGGTGATCCAGAATTACATTGGGTTATTATTATGACAAATAATATTGTAGACTACTATTCACAGTGGCCAATGACAGTTCCAGCATTTGAAGCATTCGTGAAAGAAAAGTATGATGATCCTAATGGTATACATCACTATGAATACACACAAACATCAGGAGATACTACAGAAGTTATAGAACTTCCAAACGAATCTGCAACTACAATTCCTGCTGGTGCAGTCACAGTAACCAATTACGTTTATGAAGAAAGAATTCAAGAGAAAAATAGAAGAATTCGTTTGGTACAACCAAGGTTTATTGATAGCATCAAAAAAGAATTCAAGAACAAAATGAACGGATAATATAATGGCGGATATAAAGTACGCTGGTGAATATATTGTTGAAGAATGTACCCTCTGTACAGTTGGCGGCCTAGAACTTAATCTTTTAGAACAACTTGCAACTGTATCAATCTTTGAAGATATCTTTTCAAACTCAATCACTGGTAACATCTCATTCGTAGATACAAATAACTTAACTGCCAACGCATCTATTGTTGGACAGGAAAAGTTAAAACTTGTTCTTGTAACACCTAATGCAAAAGATAGTTCGGAAAGAACTATGGCCATTAATTTTACAGATACACCACTTCATGTATATAAAGTTTCCTCAAGTACAAACATAAACGATAGAACTAAAACATTTAGTCTTAGTTTCACTACTATGGAGATGGTAAGAAACAACCGTATTCGTATATCTCAGTCATTTAAGGGTGAGCCTGTAAAAGATATAATTAAAAAGGTTATTCGTAGTGAAGAATATCTAAACTCTAAAAAAGAATTCTACTATGAAGAAACCACAAATAACTTTCAGATAATCGCACCAAACAATAGGCCATTTGATTTTATCAATAACCTGTCAAAAAGGTGTTTATCGAAAGAGTATAACTTTGCACCATCATTCTTATTTTATGAGACTGTCAAGGGATATTACTTTAGAACCATTGATAGTATGATGGACAGAAAAAATCCTCGTATGGTTTTTCGTGAGGTTACACCTACAGATGATGTAGACAATGTTGCACTAAATTTAACAAACATTCTAGATTACTCAATACAAAATTCTACTGACACAATTTTACAAGCAAGGGCTGGAATGTACTCTTCTGACCTACTTGAAGTTGATATATATAATAAGAAGTATACACATCACGAGTATGACTACTTAAAGGACTATGATAAGAACATTCATGCTGATGAATACAATGCATACGGTTCTAAAAAATCACCACCTGTTTCAGAGGCAAAAGATGACTTTGGAAATAAAATCAGTGAATACCCCAAAACTACCCTATATGTCCAAACGACTGAAAGAGATAAAGTAGATGGACTACTTGATCCAGCGTTTGACACTGATATTGATTACACTGGAACTAATCTATGGTTACAAAAAAGACGTTCAAGGATAGTATCATTAGAAACAAATATCACATTACGAATCAAAGTACCAGGCAATACTACATTGCAGGCTGGAGACTTGATTGGTATAATTCTAAAGAACCAAACGGATGCAACCTCAGCACAAGACCCATATCTCACTGGACGATATCTAATTACAAATTTAAGACATGAATTTCAAGAAGGCGATGGAAAAATGACACACACATTACATATAGATTGTGTTCGTGATACAGTTCAAGAGCCATACCCATCTAACGGTGTTACTGCACTAGATGGTGGTAAAGCAACAGAAGAAATTATCCCCAGAGGTTCAGCTGACGCTGGCGATATTGTATTTTAATAGGAGGGCCAAACGACAACTCAAATCTTTGTTATGTGTTATCAACTCAAACATGAAAGAGGCAATTATGAAAAATAGTGCAAAACTCAAAAACCGAATCAAGAAAATGAACTTCCAAAAGCAAATTAACAGAGGGGTGGTGAATGAGAAAAGAGAGGATACTAAATACTATGAAGAGATATATCGAAAACGAACTATGGAGTTGTTAGGACTAAACAATGAGAACATTTACGGAACTGCAAGAGGGAGTTTATGACCCCAATATATTCAAAGCAATTTTCCTAGCAGGTGGGCCTGGCAGCGGTAAATCATACGTTGTCAGGCGTACCACTGGTGGACTTGGTATGAAGATTGTCAACAGTGATGACATATATGAAAAGATGTTGAAGGACGCTGGTATGGATACTACACCAGAAGATATCTACTCTGACAAAGGACAAGAGATTCGTGTTCAGGCCAAGGGTGTTACAAAGCGTATGCAAGGTAATTTCTTGGACGGTAGACTTGGACTAATCATTGACGGTACAGGTAAAGACTACGACAAGATTTCAAAACAAGTTGCTGGTTTAAAATCTATTGGATATGAGTGTTACATGATATTTGTAAATACCTCATTAGATACTGCACAGGCACAAAACAAAAAACGTAAACGCACTCTACCAGAAACAGAAGTTTCTACTATGTGGAATGAAGTCCAACAGAATATTGGTAAGTTTCAAAGACTATTTGGTGGGTCAAGTTTTATTGTTGTAGACAATAACATGGCTGGTGAGGATGTATTTGAAAAGGTATGGAAGCGAATCGCCATGCTGATTCGCAAAAAAGTGTCGAATCCTATCGCAAAAAGGTGGATTTCACAGGAATTGGCCAAGAAAAAACGATAATTAATTTCAAAAAAATGATAAGCCCTTGATTTTTCAGGGGCTTTTTTTATGCTTTTTTTGCATTTAGGCCTTGACATTGGTTATTTGTTATGATAGCATAGCTAAGTAAGATGAGAGAAAGAGAGAAAAACATGACTATGACCCTTGAAAATTTGACCACCCTTCAGACTATTGTTGAGGAAGAAGTTGAGTGGATGTTTGGTGACGTTGTTGGTACTGGCCAAGGTATCGGTACTAGTGACATCGCTGCTTGTATGAACGCTTGTGTTCCTGCTGTTAACGGACGGTTTGAGATTGACCTTGGTATCATGCGAGGTATGATTAACGATGCGTTGTGTGCTTTAGAAGAAGGAGTTGCCTAATGGACTATATTACACAAATTCAAAATGAGTATATTTACTTCACTGATATGTTGAAGTCTATTGAGAAAATTAAAAAGAAAACGCCAGGCAATGGTTTTGCAAAAATGAAATGCAAAGAACGTATTGCAGAACTGGAAAAGATTTTCGATGAGATTGACTATGCTGCACAGGTGACATATGACTAATTATTCCCCTACTGATGCATACCAGATGGCACTTCCAAAGATGGGCCACGAACTTGCAAACAAGTATGCAGATTACTTTGCAAAGAAACAGAAGGCAATCAAAACAGGACGCCTTCAGAACTCTTATGTGGATAGTGGACGTAACAAAGTCTACAAATCTGAATGGGCGACAGAGGCAAAGTTTCCAGAGTGTAAACAGTCGATGTCTGAAAAAGAGATTACCAAGTTTTTCAAACGAGTTGTGAAGTCTAAGACTTATCAAACTCTATCAGAGAAGGGTAGTTCTAATCCCAGACTTGAGTTTATGAAAACTGTAAAGTACAATGCTCGGATTGCTGGACAGGCGACATATGGTATGGTTCGGTTACAACCTAGTTGTGGAATGACTAAGTGGGTGGTGTTACATGAACTTGCACACACTGCTGGACATATGCACCATGACGTACCGTTCCGTCAGGCCCTAGTGAAACTGATATCACGTTTCTTGGGTACTGAGGTTGCGAAAGAATTAAAACGTCAGTTCCGTCAACGTAAGGTAAAAATGAATGTTTCTCAGACTATCAAATCGCCTGAGAAATGGTTACAAGATTATAACAAAATGGCCGCACTGCGAGCCAAGAGAGGTTAAATGAATATGACATTATATTTGGATATGGATGGAGTGATTGCAGATTTCTTTGGTGGACTCC